TACCCGTCGGCATTCTCTTTAATCTCTTTACCGGATGATTGGCCGTCTAATAATTCTTGCCAATATTCGACACTTATTTCTACACAATCCTTAATCGGATAATCAAAAAATCCGCTTTTCCAATACATTTTTTTATTTACCGCCATAACCTTTTATCATTAATTATTTCCAACTTCCTATTGCTATCCATCTGAATGACTGCGAAGAAGGGGATACACTTCCCGCGTTTGCGTATCTTCTATAAACCGTAAAATATGAAGCATATATAGCTGCATAATTCACAGACCATATAGAATTATCCGTATTATCCGTAGAACTAGAAAAAGTTAGGGAAAAACAGGATTTGAAAGATACTGGGAAATTGATAGACTGATTATTTGAAGCACCAGCGCTAAAATATCCCCATTGTATCAGCAGACCGTTATTAAACTTAGCATAACCGTTCTGACCGAGTGATACAGTCATGGCATTCGATAAATCGGCTTTAGCGTATGTAGTACTTAGAGTGCTTAGTTCATCCTTTTCCTCATCAGTCACGAAACGCTTGTTTTTCTCCTCTGTTACATCACTTGCTTTATGAGTATGCTCAATCAGTGCGAATAAATCCTTCCCAATAGGAGTAACAGACCATTTACCCGTAACACCGGAAGACGGGTTGCAGGAATAATAGCATAATACGCCATCTTGGTTTAATGCCACGAATGAGCACTTTGAATTATCTTCTGCCAATTGCATGTTTAGCACTCCCAAATTGTAATACCCACCTTTTTCGTCCAGGACATATACCATTCTACCGGATTTCCATGCTTCGTAAATAGCGTTTATTTCGGTTAGGTGGTCTTGGGTTACGTTACCGTCATTTACGATGGAACTGAAAGACAGGGAAGATTTGTAAATTCCTGCCGCATTACCCGCAGCAGGTAGCTTGTCGATAGCATCGTCTATCTCTTCGGCTGTATGCCTTAATGTTTTAGTTTCTTCTGCCATAATATACTTATTTAATTATTCATCCCATGAAAAATGCTCTTCACCGATTTCATTGAAATTAGTTACGTACCAAATATAATTACCTTCACTATATTCCATTGATTTGACACGTAGTTCCGCTCCTGATATATCTACTTTATTATAAATTGGTGATTCACCAGCCATAAAATGCGTATAAATAAATCTTCCGTTATTGTAATTTTTCACAAAGTAATTCGGAGAGGACCGTGAATCTATCCAATGTCCGAATATGGAAACTTCGATACTGGGAAACATACTCGGGTCTGGCAATATAGCTGTTTGAACATACAGATTTCCTCCACCGCCATATGCAAGTCGAATATTGTATCCTTTAGATAAATCTAAAATAATTCCTTCCGTAGATACAGGAATTTCTATATATGGGTAGGAAATATTTGCACGTATTTTCAATAATCCGTCCTTATCCCATTCTATATTATTAGAAGCTAGAAACCCGCTTCCATCTTTTTTTAATGCCCATTTTTCACCGTTTGATAACAATTCATCAGCGTTTATATTATCCGCTTTTAATCGTGGTTTACCATCTTCTCCTATTTCAAATACGGCTATTTGGTTCCCATCCCGGTCTTTTATCGTGAAATTATCGGTAGACACATCTATTTCAGCACCGTGTATTTTCAAACCGGTTACAGGGTCAAACTGAATAAATGAGTTTTTATCTCTGTCACCAACATAACTGCGTCCGTAATTATTTGAATAGAACTGCTGCGTCTCCTGGTCGAATCCTTCTTCCTTGACAGCCTTTCCTTCCAAAGTATAAGAATCGATACCCTGCAACATCTGTATGGTTGGAGCGGTAAGCCCATAGGCGGACAAAAGGATAGCATTCTGACGTGCGGGATCTGTCTTGTTGCCAAGTTGGATTATTTTGTCACCTGCCTGCGGAATATCGCTGCCTTCCTCGCAGTCATCTACCGACAGGTCAATATAGTTTTCGCCGACAGATAAAACATACCGCCAATAGTAGCGGTTAGCTACATTCTCATAAACTCCAGCCTTGATGTTAAACTGACGACATTGCGCCATGTCTCCGGCTGCGAACTGGTTGATGATGGCTTTCTCACCATCGTCGGCAGTGAAGTAACAACGGTACACGCCACCTGTCGCTACGGGAACATACAGGGCTGCGTTGTCCGAGTCGTAGAGACGTGCCCCGCTTGAATCATACACGGATGCTACGGAAATCTTCTCGACCTTCGTACATTCAATGCTGGCTAGTGTAAGAAGTATCTCACCGCCTACCGACTGTAGTTCCTTGATTGTCAAAGATTCAAACACAGCCTTCAACCGGACATAGATTTCATCAAATTCGGCATACGACCGTCCGGTCTTCGGGTCACGCTTGATAAGGAATCCCGTACCAAGCGCACCGCTGATGAAATTTTGTGATTCTATATTATCGGTTATGACACCGCCAAGCAGTCGGATAAGATAATCCATTGTTTCCTCCTGTGTCTTGTTCAGAAAGGTAGCAAGGGACTTTTTGGATGAGAACACATTACGGTCAGACGGAAGTGTCTTGTCATTCACTCCTATCACATAGATACTTACCCCACCGCTACCGACTACGGAACCGGAGTAAGTCTGTCCTTTGTATGTGAGATTATCAAGCTTGCTTTCTATCTCACCGATACGGGAATAAGCGGCTGTTTCACCGACTGTATATATAGGATGATCGTATGGAATATCCAACGGCCACTCGAAACCGATAATGCGGGATTGACGTCCGTTGGGGAAATACGCTTTATTTATCAGGTTTACTTTAGCTCCGACTTCGTATGTACGAATATTACCCTTATTGTAGATGAAATCAGCAGCCATCTCGCAATCATAGGTGGACGGATCTATCATGGATTTCTTTACATACTTCTTGGTAGTTTCAAGCAACTCTTGTTCTGATTCCGGCATCATCTGTTCAGAGATGAATGCCGTATCAAAGCCGTAAAGGACATATGTGTCTGCCGGGACTTCTTCACCGTCTTCCATATGGGCGGCTTGCGGGAATAACACATCATCAGGAAGTGCACGCCCGTAGTCCTCGTTTCGGACTATCTCAAAGGTTGTACCCGTGTTGTCGCTCTCTTTGGGATTAAGGGCGAAATCCAGTCCGGCAAGTTTGCCCGTTTGGAAAATTAGGTGTAACTCTCCAGGCAAACGGAAATCCTCAGTAAAATTCTTCAGTCCGTTATCCTTGAAGGTGTAGATAGGATATTTATTGTCGGTTGGTTTGTCATCAACCTTTTCATCCTCCCAAGTAGGATCAGGAACTACCGTAGTACTACCAATATACTTGGGATATTCATCCTCAAATATGACTATCTCCTCAATTGCTTCCTCTACAGGCATTTCCACGTTGTCGGGGTTGTCGTAACGTTCATCTCCTATGTCAATTCGTTCCCCTGTGGGGCTGTATCTGTAAGCGTCTACATAGGGAATACCTTCCGGCAGCATAAGGCGTTTCTGGACAACACCGTTCAAGGTCAGTTCCTTGTCATCCTTGCTGAAATAGTTGTCGGGAACCTTGCCTTTTATGATGTTGCCAATCGTATATCGGTCGTTCAAAGAAGCTGTTACACCTTCGGGAAGACGAAGAACATTCGAATCGTCCCCTGTCAGGAAATCCGGATTATAGACGGCTTCAAATGTCCGTCCCTCATTGGACCCGGAAAGGAATGTGACGGTGGTAGCGGCTGACTGCCCGGCAACAAGGGATACGTCAAATGATACAGAGCCCAATATGCCTAATCCCATTCCGATAAGTGGGTTGTCGTAATATGGAATGGACAAGTAACTGCGCAATCTCAATTGTGAAGCGCCTGCTCCCGGTGAGAATGTTTCGGGGAAGGGAAAGACTGTATCTATTTCGTATTGTTGGTTCTCTCCGACTGTTACAGTGCTGCCGCCTATCACTGTCTCTTTCTCCATGCCATCCTGATAATAGACGAAGGATGCGCGGAAAACATAGTCACCGGCCGGAAGATAGTCTCTAGGAACGGGTGATGGTATATAGGGTACGCCAATATGCAAGCGGATACCATTTTCATTATCCTTTACACGGTAAATACCGGTCGCCAATGTTTCAGCTATTTTCTCATCATAGGAAAACTCCCTTTTGTCCCGGTTCAAATGACTTGAAAGGTTGAGATCGGAAGTGCATTCTTCCTTTGTGACCGTACTTGAAGGAAAGAACTTTATATCCAACGTTCTTGCAGTATCGGATATATCCCTTCCCTTGACTTTCTTCACGTCAAATATCAGACTTTTCCTGTAACTGGCGGGAACGTTACGGGTGGAACCGAAAGCATAAACACGGGTCGCGTATGTGGTCTGACTGTCACTTCTCCGCATGGAGTTGACATTCACGTTCTCCGTGTCTGTTAAATCACCGGCTTTGAAGTCTACAGGGGAGCTGTATTCACAGCGTCCGAAATGAATAGTCTTGTTCTCTATCCACCATTCACACTCCCATGTTTCCGCCATTTGGGTAAGAGCGTCTATCAGATTCACATTATCGTATGAAACGAGCTTGGAAGTGTTCGCTACCGTATTATCAATCTCGTATGTGAACTCTTCTTTTCTGAACTTGTATCCGAGTGCTTTCAGGTTGGCAAGAAAGACATTTAAATGCGTGTCAAGGGTAGCGGTGAGGTTCCATCCAGCTTCGCGTCCGGTTGTCTCCGGTGTGTAAAAGAACTTCTTGTTCTTCCACTTCCAATAGTAAGCGTCAAGGCGGAGTTCGTAATCGTAGGCACCAGTAGTTGTATTGTAGGAGGGTTTATACAGGTCTACAAGTTCAAAGATTCCGAGTTCATTATCTACTCCGTCTCCCAGTTGGAAGTACACAGGATTGTCGAGAGAGAACTTCAATGTGATATAGTCCTCTTTCATCAACAGGAAGTGTCTTTTCGAACCCTCATTGATTGGTGTCGAAAAACGGAGATTGCCGGATATGTCTTTGATGTCTACCATAACATCTTCAAAGTTCGGAGATAAAAAAAAGAGTGCCCAATTTTGAGCACTCGCATATACAACAATTACCCTATTGTTGGAATTTAGGTTCTTAAACTTGGGTTTGGTTCACAAAACTTCATCGAGCATTTACCAAAGGTTCTGTCTAAACTCTGCGCATAGGTGATACTCTTACCCAGATAAATCAGATGATAGACATCGTTACTATTAGCCGGAATCTGAATATCAATCACACCTTTGTACAATTCTTCAAAAAAAGCTTTCTTCTTTGACTGATAATCGGATGGGGAATTGCCTTCTATGGTAAAAGCCAAAGAAATTTCTCTCTCATCTAATTTGGGGGCGATGGTTATTATCTGTTTACCGTGTTCCAAACGGGACTTATTTTCAATAAATTCTTTCATGGGGATTGGTGTCCCAAGCGAATTAAGAAAATTATCTCCCATTCTGACTCCCCATACTTGAAAAGCGTCTCTGCCATTTATTAATAAGTCTGCCATAACTAACTATTTTGTTGATAATCCTTTTGTGTTATTTTTAACTTCCGCTATATCCTTCTGCATTTGCTGGATTGGTTTTATTATTGCTCCGGTATTCTCGGAGATTTGAACTAGTTCGAGATATGAACTTGCTATCAAATCACGCGTATCATCAGCAATATTTCTCGTTTCCGTATTTATGGAAATAAGTGCATCCGCTTTCATCGTTAGAATATTTAGTGATTGGGATTGAGCTACACTTTGATTCTTTATTTCTTCTCCGGCAATTTGTAAGGCAGTGAAACGCCCATTAAGTTCGTCTATTGAATCTTGCGAAGCGGTGGCAAAACCTTTCTTTGAAGCTTCTTGGGAAGAGGAAGAAGAACTTCCTGTGTATCCGGTTGCCGCAGCGATTTCATCACGGATCTTCATGGCTTCTTCAACATATTGCATATACTCATTCTGCAAAGCTTCCCTTTCCGATTCAGTCAATTCATTATCTTCCATAGACTTGCCAAACTTTTTCCACCATGCTTCCAACTTATCGCTATACAATTCACCAATCTTATTGGAAAGCATTGCACGCATAAAATAGTCAGCAATATTGTCGGCTGCATCCTCTGCACTTGCATCCATATCCATTAGAGTATCAATGAAACTGTCATACATAGACTCGAATGATATTCCGGTAAGACCTTCATACAGCTTATTAGTAAGTTCTTCCATCTTTCCGGCTTGGTCGATATAGTCATTTAGCTTTTCAGTCAGGCGACCCCCATAATTACCTTTCCCTGTATTCTGAATTTTCTCCCACATATCAACATTACTGCGTAGCATTTTCATTTCTTCGGGAGAAAGTGACCATATATCACCGTTCCAAT